AAATACAAGGTTTTCTATCCTTTTCTGGTTTTTTCTCGTAAATATCAACTGCCTTTAAAGCCTTTGTTCGGAATTCTTCAACAGTTACTACATTAACTACAACCAAACGATTTGTATCAATTCCTCTACTTTGTAGAAGAGATTTTGTTATTGCAGCTTCAGTATCAAAATACAAACAATACCCTTCTGGATTATTTTGTAGGAAATTCTTAACTACTGCAAGTGCAAAGAACGTCTTACCACTTGCTTGCTCACCTGCAAGTGCTGTAATTTTATTTCCAGATACTCCCCCATAAATGCTTCCAGAAACTGCAGCATTGAATATATAAGAACCAGTATCTACATATGATTCAGTTTCATCAATTTCAGAGGCTAGTTGTGTGTACTCTCCTCCAATTTCATTTACAATATCTTTTAGAAAATCCATAATTTTATGCGTAAAAGTTTGCTAAGTTTACTGTCTTCTCTGTTTTCCACCCAATAGCATCTAGAATAATTTTAAGAGGCTCCAGAAAAGATTTATTGAACTGTGTAGTATAGTCTACGTACTTATCCAAATCAAGTTCCTTCGGAAAGTTCTGGATAAAACAAATTACATCTTCCCTAATAGGATTTGGAACTTTAAGTGCACAGTACTTTATTTTTTCTCCATTTTGGATAATTGGATATTTATGATCTATTTTATTCTTCCTTACATAGTAATTATAAAGAAGTGCTCCCCTAACATGCATCGGAGTTCCTTTTTTGTAAATTTCACCTCTAGATCCATAAACATCTAAGTTATTAACAGATCTTGGAAATGAAATCTCTTCAACTGAAAATTTCATAAATTTTTCCTTACATTCTTTGATGTAACGGATCATATCATCTTCAGATTGATTCATCATAATTGGAACTGCATCTTTAATCATTTTTCTGCATACTGCAGGGGTAGATGATTTAATTGCTTCTAGACCCTTGATTTTAATCTTAGGTTCCTCATACCTAACTCCTTCATTATCCCATACATTGAGGATATATCTTTTCTTTTTGGTCCAGATAGCCCTATCGCAAATTGCCTCTCTTTTCATATAAAGAGTATTTTTATATGCATTGGTGTAATCAGAAAGTTCCTGGAACGATGTATTAATAAACTCTTGGAATTTATCTTCACAAATAGTATCGATGAAACTAATAATTTTTTCTTTTGATACTTGCTTATCTTTAAAAACTTTTTTAATAAGAGGTCCCAAATTTAAATAGTTAGAATCAGTATCCAATGCAATAATAAAGTCTTGATTTTTAGTACCAATAATTTTATTGAGATATGTATTTAATTTACTCTCAATCCACTTAATTACAGTTTGCCCAGAAAAGGTAACTGCCTTTGCATTGTCTAATCGGTAATATCTAAAGTATTGATTTCCAAGGGCACCATAAAGACTATTCAAACAAATCTTCAAGTTCTGTTGGATATTATTATATTCAGAAATTAAGTTGCTTAACTTTTTAGATGGTTCTTTTTCATACTTTATCTGAGCCTCAAGCATTTTTTTCTTGTAGAGTTTTCTATCATTGAACATTTTTTCAATAAGTTCAGGAAAGAATCCACGTATATCTTTTCTGTACATACATCCATTTGGACATATAGCATACTCAGAATAACTTTCAGTATCTACAGTTTTATTAAGAACTTTTTGAATGTTAATGTTAGGATGTTTATTATCCAAAATTGTTTCTGGACTAATATTATACATCATGATTAGACTTGGATATAGGGAAGCAAGGTCAAAACTCACAACCCAATCGTACATTCCAGGTTTAGGTTCTTTTACATAAGCACCCTCAAATTTTTCATCCTTATCTGAAGCAACTTTAGGTGGAATTGCAATATTCTTTTTTCTCAAATAATTGTAAGTAATTGCATCCCACATCCTAACTTGATAAAAAACGTCATCGAAGTTAATCTTTGCATTATATGCCATCATAATACAAAGTTCAATTAATTTTAATTTCTCCTCAAGTTTATCTACAAGTTCTACGTCTAGAATATTATAATCAACAAACTTATTCCAATTTTTTGTATAAAATTCTTTAAACGTATCAAACTCTGAGTGGTCCAGTTTTTTCTGACCTAATTCTACTTCACCAATGTGATTAAGTGCATAACTTTCCCTATTAGTATAAGTAAACTTTTTATAGAGATTGAGATAATCCAATATAGTAATTCCAGAAATATCACAAATAAGATTTGTCCTTCCAGAAATTTCTACTTCTCTAATTCTTACATTTTTCCAAGGAGAAAGTCTTTTAACCTCTTTGGAACCAAGTACTCTATCAATCCTACCCACAATATATGGAATATCATACAGTGAATTATTCCATCCAGTTACTACATCAGGAGATGAAGTTTCCCAAAATTCCAAGAATTTATTAAATAGATCAACTTCATCTTCACATTTTATAAATGTGAAGTCTTTTCTATTTCCAGAATAATCCCTAGACCCGAAAGTAATAATTTCCTTGGTATTATAATCTTGAATTGTAATCAAAAGAAGTTCTTCTGAGCAATCAAAAACATTGGGGAATCCATTTTCAGATGCAACCTCAATGTCAATTGTAAATAATTTAATTTTAGAAATATCATATTTAATTTCATCCTCAGAATAATTATCTGAGATATATTGGAAGGTATAGTTATCCATCCCATAAATGGAAAATCCATCTACTTCATTATATTTTTTATAAAATTCTCTACAATCAGAAATCAATCCAGGTTGAATTGGTTTTACAAATTGACCATCAAGTGTCTTATGTTCTGTCTCTTTTTTACTTAAAACATATAATGTAGGATAAAATTCAAGTTCCTGGTTAAACCTTTCACCATCTTCATATCCACGAACCAACATTTTATCGAATTTTTGAGTTACATTAGTGTAAAATCTCAATTCAGTTCCTCCTCCTCACTAGTTGAAACCTCTTCTACATATCCAGTCAAAATTCTATATTGATCCTTTATATCAGTAAGTGGATCAAAGATAGTTAAAATTTTATCAGATGAAATCATAAATGTAGTCTGATTTGTGTGATCAGACAAGTACCTTACAAGATCACCATCACTATTAATTGTGCAAGGATTAACCATCCTACAATTAGGTTCACCCAAATCAACCATCACTTCATGTACTTCCGTTACTAAGATTTGGTTAGTTGTAAGTAATAGTCCTTGTATCATTTTATTTTTCCATTCACATTTGGTATCCAACAATGATATCACAAAAAAAAGGAGGAGTCAACCTGGATTTTGCCAGGTACTCCTCTTGCGCCGACGATATTCAAAAGTATTTATCTTTTTCTTTTGAACTTACATACTCTTTTTCCGGGAAGCATGGCATAAGTAGTCGTTTTCCCATAACATTTGGGTTTTGGTGGTCTTACACCAGAACCAAAATCACCTACCATTTCATTTATAATTTTTTTAAATTCCTGAAAGGTTTTCATTTTTTATTTTTATTTATAGAACACTATAAGTTCTTTTCTTTTGATGATCTGGAATAATTCTCAATACCTCAATAGACAATAAACCATCTATAAGTTTTACATCACCAATTCTAATATCATCTGAAATTGGCCATGTTCTAGTGAATGATCTAGAAGCAATTCCATGATGCTTATAGTTTTCTTCAGGTCTACTTTCTTTTGTTCCAGAAACTGTTAGAACATTATTTTCAGTGTAGACACTAATTTCAGACTTTGAAAATCCTGCAACTGCAATTTCTAATCGTTGCTGACCATTCCCTAAATCTATAACATTAAATGGGGGATAATTAGTAACATGAAGATTATCTAACCTACTAAAAAATGGATCCATTCCAATTGTTAGTCTGTCAATATCTTCAAAAAACTTTTGAATGTTAGACGTGTTGTATTTTGCGATAGTTGTCATTTTGACCTCCAATGAGCATCTTAGTTTATGAGATCCCAGTGGGCATCTCATTTCATTATTATATATTTTCTTACATTAAAAATGGGAGTGTGGTTAGCACTCCCATTTTATTCGGGTTATATCACTGATTACTCGTTTTCAGGTTTAACTTTTTTGCCAATGGAATATTTACTTTCCAGTGCCCACTCATTTTTTTCTTTAAAAGAAATAACTTTGATTTGATTGAGAGGAGCAATATCTACTACTTGATCTGGATTTACAATAGAAATCAATCCCCAATCTGCAACTAGTTGAACAATTCTATTACGTCTTTGAACATCATTGACTGTAATATTTGCATATTTTCCATCTAGAGCAAATAGTTCTTTAAAATGTGTCAGATAATATCTGCCTTGCTTATGAAGAATATGAACGGATTGATAAAGTTTCTTTTCCTTTCTAGATGCAACTCCTATTCTAGTAAGAGTCTCTCTAACTTTCAAAAAGTCATCTGGTTCGTTTAGAGTAACTTCAACCATCATAGATGGTGTCCAATTTACTTGGGGTTCATTTACATTAGTCATTGTTTTTCAAATCCACGATTTTCAAGTCTATCTTTTATATAGTTTATTTGTTTTTTTGAGAGAATACTAAGAACTTGAAGTGCTTTTTCATTATTATATCCATAATATGCCTTGATATAATCTAAATCTTGTATACTTTCTTTTTTAATCCAAGGAGAAAATCCTCTTTTCATTTTACGAATACCATGCAAGTAAAAAGAATACTGCATATCTTTATCTAGATAAAAATGCTTATTCATTTCATTTGCATATAAAGTACAATCAAAATGATACGATAAAGCTTTATTTACTATGAAAGGTTCATAAGTTTTTAAATCTTCAGTCTCTAATAGATTTTCTTTAGTACTCGTTATTGTTTTTACCCAATCCCAAGGAGAAGTGCTCATACAAACTCACATTCACACATAATTTCAACTAAACATGCAAGAAGATTGATTTCCTGATCCATCACAAAACCACTTTGATATTGATATTTTGCTAAAACCAAAACAGCAGCAGGAAGAGTAGATGGAACCAATACTTTATAAAGTTCATCATAAATTTGACGTAAAACTTTACTAATATCATTGTCAATATTTAAAGTAGTCCACTTCTTGACTTCTGTGAAATTTTTAGTTTTCAGGTATTCCATTAATTCTAAAACATTTGCATTAGATGAAGATGTTATTGAATTTAATTCTAACTTACCTGTAGATGAATACCTTTGAAGTTCATTTAGAGTTCTACGGAAATCTGGAAAATATTTTTGCACTAGTTGTGCAAGAACTTTCTTTTCATATTCAATATTTTCAGATTTTAAAATATTTTCAATACGTTCAAATAATGCTAGAGCCAGTTTAGGTTTTTCTTTTGTAGGAATAGTAAAATCTAATACTGAACATCTAGAATGAAGAGGTGGAAGAATTTTATTTTTGTAATTACAAGTAAAAATAAAAATACAATTCTTTTGAAGTTTTTCAATTGCCCCACGTAAAGCAAGTTGGACATCATGAGTTACATTGTCTGCCTCATCAATCAAAAGTATTTTTTTACCAGTATTTGTAAGTGATACTGTGGATGCATAAGTTTGAACCTTATTTCTAATAGTATCAATAAAACGTCCTTCTTCTGATCCATTAATCATCATAAAGTCCAATCCAAGTTCATTGGATAGAGCTTTAATTGTAGAAGTTTTACCTATCCCAGGAGGACCAGACAAGATTAAATTAGGAACTTCTTTAGAGTTTCTAATTTCATTAAAAAACTTCCTCAGTTCTTCGGGAAGAATACATTCATCTATGGTTTTTGGTGCATATTTTTCAACAAACAAAAAGTCATCACGCATAATTAAAAATCCACTCAGGTAGTCTTTCAGGTTTTCTTAGGTAATTATCTTTCACCCAAGGTTTAGATGCAACATATTTTTGATATGCTTCCATTGTACTTATAGACGTATTATTTTTCAACTCATCTGGCATTGCACGAGTAAATTCTATTACATCTTGGTAATTAGAGAATAACCTATCACTTTTACTATTAAATATATCAATTGCCTGCTCAATTGTATTCTGACAGGAATGTCTTTTATTGTAACGTTCAGTATATTCTAAGCAAAGAAATAGTCCATGGGAAAGCAACCAGGCAAGATTCCCGTAAGATTCTGATGCCCATTTAGTACATGGATGGTTACGGAATGCTCCTCGTTTGGTGCTATAAGGATTTCCATCTACTTTGTTAATTGTTCCCCAATTATAATACCAATCCGAATATATCACAGAGACCATTTGACAGGTCTCTAAGGGCATTTTTACAATATGTTTATCGGGAAGTTGTTCAGCAGATTTTTTTGGACATTGATCTACAACAAAAATGTTCATAACAAATTAAAAACAGTATTTTTTCAAATAACTTGAAACCAACTCAGGTTTATCTTCCAAATAATAAGATTCCATTTCATAAACACTTGCAGAAGTTCCATAATTTACAGAACGATTTACATCATTCAATTTTTCAGAACTAAGTGTAATGTCTTTTATATTAATTGGACCACCTTTACATGATTGTACAACATGAACAGCTTCATGGTATACAGTTTCATTTACATAATGTGATACTGGACTGATATTATTTTTAATGTTATCTGTGCAAATTACAAAATTGGGACTTTTAGTATATCCAAACAAATCTTTATATTTTTTACAAATAGGAGGATTTTCCTGAATTCTAAAGTTTTTTAGCATAACACTGCTGATGATTTCTCTACCTATAGGTGTTAGATAAAACAAAAAGTCCATAATAAAAATTAAGAGATGAAGGAACTATCACTCTCAAGACCAACAAAATAAGTCAAATCAAAATTCTGATTTGTAAACTCTGCAATGAATTGCCTTGAGATAACTACGTTATAGGATCCAGGAATAATCCGCAAGTTTTCAATTTTGAAGTTCAAGCAAAACTCATCCTCAGTCTCACCCACAACAATAGATACTTCATTAGATGTAACATTTTCT